TCCACACGGTCAAGGCTGTACACCTGTCCCCAACAAAGAACAGGTAGGAATAAAGCAAATAGCATAATTAACGCTATTAAGATCAATATTTTTTCAATGTTTTTTTCTTTCATTGGATTTGATTTTTTCGTTTCCATTCTTCATGCCATTTTTGTAAGGCTTTCTTCTCTGCTTCTACGTCCCTCTCGTGCAGGAATGTATAACTTAATTCCGCCTCTATACGCCCTATTTTGTCTATCTTACCCATTCAGGATTATTGTCATCAACAAACTCGTAAATCAACTGATCAAACTCTAAAATGTTAGCAAGCTGTTGTTTATCGGGGGTGTTGTCTCTCACCATACCTCCGTGGCCACTGTTTGTCAAAAGAAAAATAGGTTTTTTCATTTTTATATAGATTTTATTGGGGTGGGGATTCTACTTCTGTTGTTGATAATTTGTATGATCTCAATCCTGCATCTTCACATGCTACATAAATAAATGTACCATCACCCCAAACGTTGTAATATTGTCCACCCCGTTACCATTTAGCCTGGGGGTATAGTTTAACCTTCCCGCCTTGCCCCTAAATAAATAAGTTGACTGTCCAACAACAATAGCCGGTATAAAAAGTAATATGTATATTAGTTTCTTTATCATGATTTATAATTTATATTATAATGGTGACTCCTCTTCTGCTTTAGTAGGAGCTCTACCAGGTAAATAATACCAATCAGTTCCATCAGAATACACTTCATAAATTTTCCCCGTACCATCTGTATCCAAAATTTCAAAAATAACATCTTCTGGCACATCTACAGGACTTCCTATTATTGATGCTATTTCTGGCAGTATAGGGGCATCGTCAGTCAACGACCCTTCATACATTCTAATAATATGATAACCATCTATATAAATATCTGATGCAGAAGCGTTATATAAAGAAAGTCTTCTAACTTTCACCCAAGCATTTAATTGTAAACTATCTTTATCAAAATCTCCCCATATTAAAGCACCCTCTCTACCAGCATTACTATTTTCAATAATAAGTTGATCATTAGCAGTTGCATATGTATCATCATTCCCAGCATTATAACCGATAAATACATTTCCAGTACGTGTGGTTAATGATGCTGCATTGCCTCCTGCATTTCTACCGATAAATACAGACTTATCAATACTACCCGAATCACTAAGTGCATCATCACCAATCACTACACTATTATCAACATCACTACTTGCAACCGTCGGTTTTATATTACTGCCAATTACTACTGAACCTGTTATTGGTGCTGCTCCCATGGTTAATGATCCGATAATAACTGCATTTTCTCTTGTTACATTGTTAGTAGAACTACCTTCACCTATCCATATAGTATTAGAATGACCTTGATTATTTTGATTTCCGATTGTGATACTTTTTTTTGTTCCATTTGTACGAAATTTTGATGAGTTAAAATCATAATCAAAAGCATCCCCTTCAATTGTTAATGATGAACCGTTATAGGTGAAGGCTGAACTTGTAGTCAATGAATCTCCGTCTTTCATGTATACAACATAATCGGCTGCCGGCGTGCCTGACATTGGTAATGAACCACTATTTGCTGATACTAATTGTCTTACGGTGTCTATTGTTGCCATTGTGTCTGTTGATGTTCTTATGTATGGAGCATCCCAAACGAAGTAAGTGCTGGTCAATCCTTCACCAATAGCAGCATTATCACCAAATACAATACCATAGTTTGTTTCCGTGTCTGTTATGGTAGAGTAATTATTACCCCAATTGAATTTCAATCCATCTGGTTCGCCGTCACTTGTGAATACAACGTTATTTACACCTCTTGACGTTATATATTCCCTTTGTCCATCTGTGTTGCCGACCTGAAAAACATCAGTATATGTGGTATCTGCACCAAAATTATATCCGTCATTATCGCCTGACATCATGAATGTACGCCACGAAGTGTTATAAAATTTTAATGTGCTATCAACAGAGCTATGATACAATCCACCAATATAATTGATCTCTGGTGATGAAAGAGCCCCAAAAAATAACTGTCCTCCAAGTTCTAACCTTCCATTAAGTTGTAAGTCTTCGTAAAACAATACGCTACCGCCTTGAACCTGAAATGAATATGTACCAGATGAACCTAATCCCCCGCCAATATTAAGCGTATAATTATCCGATGCTGGTGAAAGTTCTGTACCGGATAAGTCCCAATATGATTCTTGATTAAGCAAATCTGATAATGTCGTGGATCTATTGTAAACATCCTTGAATGTCAAGTGACCGTCGTACATTCCCGAAGTACCGATACATACATAATCAGAAGCGTTTGTGAAATGTAAATTTCCTGTGAATAATCCACTCCCAACAACTGTGAAGTCCATGCTATAATCATCAAAACCTTGTGATCCGATTATTACCTTATCTGTAACTTGTGTTGGGTAGATAAAAGAATATTCTGCACTTCTTGACCATGTACCTTCACCTCCAATCTCTGATCGAAGTTGTGACGTACTATCCCCTATCATTATACGCAATATATCTGCCGTATCAGTAAGTGGAATAAGCATTGTTTCACCAGTCATCTTTTTAGATGTCACCCCTTGATCTATCGAATAGAATATATCTGTTTTTTCAAATCCCGTGTCTTCCGTAAGTCTAGATACTTTAGTGCTCTGCGCTACCAAACCAATGGTAATGACAACCCCTATAAAAATTATAACTAATCGTTTCATTTCATTATTTTATATTTAATATATCTTCCTGATGTCGTGCTTCCCCCATTAGATAACAGTATCCAGAAGTACCGCGAATCGCTCGATGCATCTGTTATCTCAAAACTCACTGTTGCATAAGTTCCAGGGTTATTCCCCCCGTTGATATACTTTTCATTCGTAGTCACGTCTAATGTATAAGGCAATACCGTTTCTGCCAAAGAAGAATAAATATCCGGGGCATAATCAAAGGCAGATTCACCAAGTGCCAACGAATCTGTATTGCCATCAAGGTCTGAATAATCAAACTGGACATAAAAACTGCCATATAATCCATGTTCGACATGATCATAAACAATTGCTGTGTCATACCCCGTTCCTGTTAATGATCCTACATCTACACTATCATAGACTATAAGTGCCTGTCCGCGTGCTACCATCGTGATGGCTAATCCTAAAAAAATAAGTACGTTTTTCATTTTTCTGTTTATTTATGTTATTTCTTTTCTATATGTTCGGGTGTTTCAGTATCCATTATATCACCATCTTCAAGTAAGATATAATCTTCACTTCTGTATAATTCGATTAAATTAACATCCCATGTATCATGTTTGAGCGAATATGTCGCTTCATCAATAATATAATAGATATTATTCATTTCAAATAGCTTACCAAATTCAAGGTGCGCCATTAATATGCCCCGTAGTTTGTAATTTGGCTTTGAATAGTATTCCGCCAATTCATTAAGAATTATTTCAAGGATCTCCTTTCCTTCTGTCCGTCCCCTTCTCGCCCATCTTTTTGTTGTGAAATAATCATCACCTGACTTGTAAAGTAAAATATTACGGTATGGTAATTCACTAATATTATAATTAACAGTATACCCCTCACGTGACGGTAAGGCTGGAATCGAATCGCCGAACATCGCATCAAGGGAATATATCTTATTATTATTCGTCGTATTAATGACCGAGTATTCCCCTGAATCCGTCATCCTATTGATTGTCTGTGTTAATTTTATTCCATCATCGGGAATGTTAACATGCTTGTATCCTACAACGCTGGTACATGTCAGCTGAAACAATCTCACCCTATAATCTTTCGTTCCGGATGGTTCAGTATCTGTCGTTTTGATTGTTCTTGTTATTCCTATTGTTTCGTTGAATGATTCACCCAGCTCCGTGCCAACGGGGCTATCATCATTACTTTTACTAAACGCATAAGCTGCTGTACGTGTCGTTGTCCAGTATTTTTCGTCAGGATCGAAATACATGACTCCCCCGCTGCTGTATACCCTTATAAATTCGATTAAAAATGTTCCACCGATAAGATTTTCGCCTGTCACTTTTGGGAAATATATATCCCCTCTTAGTTCAAGAGTATAGACATCAATTTGCCGGAATCTTTCCAGAGCAAGGTCACCAAGGCTAAAATCAGCACTGGTATTTTGATATGCCGGTGCTGCGCTCCTGATCCTTAATCCATCATCTGTATATGATGAATCCTGCAACCCGATCTCCCATCCGTCGGGTAGTTCATTATCTTCAAGCCATGTGTATTTTGTCCACTGTGAATTAACCAAGTTGTCAATCTTACCCCTGTCGTGGGTTATATTGACCTCCCGCGCGGCATCTTTGTACTCGCGAAAAACACCTGTCCAGAACCTGTTCAACGAAGCCCGCGCAACGTTAGCTGCTGTATGAGATACGATCGGTTTGGATATATGTTTATTATAAATAAAAACGGTATTCATATAAGTAAAACCCGCGTTATATGTACGCCTGTAATAACCTGCTGTAAGCTCCGGGATCCTCTCTATATACCAGTACCCCCCCCATTGGTAGATACGAGCATTTAACCCTTTTAATATGCCCTCCAAAACCTCGTAACAATTAAGATAATCACCGTCGTTCCAGGCGAATATGTCATCAAGATAAGCCTGATTTAATGGTGTATCATAAGGTGTCGAATCCATATTCTCCTCATATACATTAAAATTCTCACGTAGTTGAAGATTATGCCATGTATATTGTAATACCCGGTAAAGAATAATCATAAGTGTTGTCTTCCCGTAGTACCATTTGCAAGATCCCCTAACTTTGCGTCTATACCTAATTTCGCGTTTATAATCAATATTTTTCAATAATCCCAACCCATCGGATGCTTTTAGCTTGAAATGATAAGGATAATTACAATGCATCTGCGAATATTCTCCCGGCAATAAAAACCCTCTCCATATCTCGGATGTATCCACTTTCAAGATAGCAAGGTATTCACGTTCTGAAAACTTCGCAAAATCAATATAAGCATCAACGGTCTTGGACATCACTTCTATTGTCAGGTTACTCCCATGTATAGGAGCATAAGGATTGTCACGTTCAGAAGATAGGAATTGCAACCTCAGCGGATCGCCTGAACCAGTAAGTGTCGTAGAACTTCCAGAATAGCCGTCTTTATATATCTCGCATGACACAGCTTTATTTAAAAAGGTCTGCGCAATATCTATCGTATATATCTTACCGTATGCCATTATGTTAGCTTGTTTCTTCTATCGTTAGCTCGATTATAAGTAATAAGTATATGATCATCCATAAGTTTTGTTGATAATGTACCGCCCATCTTCCCGTACATCTCAGAAGGTACTATCATTTCCCGTTTACCGGGATTGTCTCCTATCATTGCCAATGTCGGCCCTCGAACCTCTCCCCCTTGTGCGAATGAAGGAATCATCTGACCGAGTAATTGTGCTATCATGTTCAACGGTGGTGGTAGAAACATGCTTAGTGATCCAAATATACCTCCAAGCGCACCTTTCATATCTCCTTCTTGAAGTGAACGGAAAGCATTAGCCAGCCCGTATGCTACCTGATTAAGTTTACTACCGGCGGCTTCACCAAGAACATTACCAGCATTCTCAGCGGCTTTTTTTAGTGCCGGTTCAACATTATCGGTTAAATCTTGTGATATAACACCTGACTTACCAGATATCGAAGGTAATGTTTCAGCTTTCCTTTTGCCACCAGACATGCCTCCCGATATACCTTGTTCAATAGCCTTGCCTGCTTCTTCACCTTGTTTTCTTAGAGCATCAATATCTATCAGCTCTATCTCACCTTTTGCTGCCCGTGCGATACTATCCTTCCACGCCTTACCTAAATCAGTTGCTGTTATCTTTATCTTTTGTAAGATTACCTGATTAGCGTCGTTTAATGTAGTTTCAAGCCCGGCAAGAAAACCTTTCTTCCAATTTTTCGGATTAAAAACATAACCAACTGTTTTTCCAAGTGCCGCGAAACCATTAATTAAAAATTGAATAACAATCTTACCAGTACTAAAAAGTGATTTTAAGATAAGGGCAATAAATTCTACGTTAATTCGGAAAAATTGTGACTTATTGTATAGCCTTATCCATTCGTTAGTATATTCTGCTATTTTAATTTTTCCTTTTGAGAATAATTTAACAGCTTTTTTAGCACCCCGGATTATTACATCGAATACCTTTGTCACTATAGGGGCGAGTCCTTCGCCTATTCCCTCTTTAATGTCACTCCATTGGTTTTTTAATATTTGTAAAGGCCCTGTACCTACTTTTGCCGCTGCCTTTGCCTGTCCTTCAAATGCTTTACTTAATCCGTTGACTAATGATTCAAGCCTCTCGGTACTTCCTACTGCTCCCTCAACCTGAATACCATATCTTGATAATGCATTTGTTGATGACCCTAATGTCTTAGCCACAAGATCGGCAGCAACATTTAATTGCATTCCTTTAGCGGTAGCCAAATCCTGAACAAGGGGGATAATTTTTTTAATATGTTTTTCTTCTTTTACAAAAGCAGCGATCAATGCCTGTGCCTGTATCGTTTCCTCATCGCCAAACAAAGTAACCTTTTGTAATTCTTGAGCCTGCCTAATTAAATTCTGTTGTGCTGATTTACGCCCTTTCAACGCAACAAGCAAGCTCTGTTCAGCCTTAGCCTGTACGTCATATAGCTTCATCGTCTCGGATGCAAACTTGGTTATCTTCTGCACAGCAAAAGCAGCAGCAATGATACCACCGATCTTCTTAACCGACTTACCAAAATTATTAATATGACGCTGACTATCCTTAAGTCCTTTTTTAAGCTTTTTATTGTCAGCGTTAATATTAACCCTTATGTCTTTATCTCGTGCCATCAGTTTTTAAGTTTATCCCCTCCCCATGCTTTATAGGCATTTAACTTATGCAATATTTCTTTTTTGTGTTCCAAAGTATCGACTTCAAGATTATCAAAATCACCTGGTAGTTCCATAACCATTCTCATGTCTTTACTGGACCATGCACTGATCAATGCCCTCGTGTGTCTCCATTTTTCCAGTCCCCTATGTTCATAGCCTTTAGCTAATCTTCCGTATTCACCCCAAGTCATTGAATAGAAATTATCTTTTTTTATTCCCATTACCCCGAGTGCATGATCAACTATGGAATCAAATGTTATTTTTTTTTTGACTCTTTATCAATGATCGTCTCTATTGTCTCTCCGCCAATCTGTGACTGCTTAAAAGACTGTTCAAGAGCAAGATATTCCCTATACTTAAGATTTAGAATAAATTTCTTTATCGCTCCCTCAGAATAAGGAATAACTTCACGCCCATTGCGCCACTTGATGTTATTATGCTTTACATCATACGAGTAAGCAGCACAATAATAGATGACATCCATCAATTTGTCACCCAGCTGGTTTATTTCATCAAGGCTCACCTTTGTATACTTAGTGAGTTTTTCCCACATGAGCATATCAAACGAAAAACCTTGTTCTCTCATAAACCCAGCGTTGAATACTATTGTTTTCCCATCTATCATGCCGTAGTCGTGTACGTTCCCTCGGTTAATGCTCCTGTTTTTTGTAATGTAGCAGTCCATACAACACTGTCATTTTTTGGTGCTGACAGATTAAGATTACTAACTAATACATTACAAGAAAACCTCCGGCTTCCATCAGACAATTTACCGAACAATGCCGCCACTGGTGTACGTGCATCCCCAGCAGTTTTCAGCTCGGAAAAAGAATAGGTATCACTGGCGCCCAGCTTACCCTCGACCGATATAGTCCCATCTCCTTCACCGGCTTCATACTCCTTGTTCTGTGACGAATCATCAGTTGTTGCATCAATCATGTCCCATGTTAGATCCATACTCGCGCTTGTTCTGCCTGTTACTACTGTACCCCCTAATCTTAGGGCAAATGCATATCCATCCATTATTTTAAAATTTAAGTGTTAATTTTTTTATTGAATTTAAATAGTTCCTCTCTGCTTTCATCCTGCCGAGATTATTAACCCACATTAATAATGCAAGTTTCCATCCCGTCATTTTGCTATATTCATAAATCCTGTCAACCTCGTTCGGAAACAGGATGTATAACATATACATCTTATTGTAGATCGTATGTGTCGGACTTGCCGGATAGTGTTGTTTGGTTTTTATTTTTTTCTCTCCTTCGTAATAATCACCGCGAAAAATATTCCCGATTTCTACATCTTTCATAACCCTGCATTTACCGCCTGCAAGTTTTGTTTTGAGTGCCAAAAAGGCATCGGCGCTGCCCCATGAATATAAACCTTTAAGCCCGTGTATTTTATTCCACCATTTTTTTGTCATCGCTGTTGAAGCCCCAAGACACACGTCCACGATCCCATCTTCAGGATAGTCAGTGTTCCATTTGTTATTGAAAAACTTTAATTTACTATGGGAATCATATATAGCAAGTGATGATCCATACTTACGAGGCTTATCATCGGTTATTTCCTCATCTCCATAGCTCAGATAAACGCAAGTAGCACACACAAGCCCTTCGGGGTACTTATTGAGATGATCAATATATTTGTCCAGCCATCCTTCTGTAAACCTCATACGTGCATTAAGAATCAATATAGCTTCATATTTAGCTTTCTCAACACCCTCATGAACAGATACCGGACGCCCCTGTGTTATCTCGTGGTGTATTGTTGTCACACCGGGAATCTTTTCCCATGTGTCCGATCCATCATTAATTACGATAATCTCATACTTGCCTTTCGGAACAGTATCCTGTATGCTCTGAACAGTCTTAATCATCTGTTCACCCTCGTTAACAGATGGTATTATTATGCTAATCTTCTGATACATTGAATTTTATTAATAGTTCTTTAATTTTGTATATTCCTTCATTATCGATTCTCTCCTCATAATTGCGCATGAAAGAAAGAAACGGGGTAACATCCCAGCTAAACCCGCTTATTGTCAGCTCTTTTTTTATTATCAATTGCAAAAGTGAGCTTGAAATATCGAATAATATATCATTATATCCCTGTTGCATATAAGGACCTACACGTATCTCGATCCTTAATGTACATTCCGAATCGAAACTATCACCTGTAATATCGTCATTCGATTCAAGATAATCCAATAGTACATAGTTCCTTTTTTTCACTTCTGCCCGTGATCTTATGATATGCACATTTTTGCTGTCGTACTTCAAATTACCATTTAAAGCAGTGTGAAAAGCATCATATATCGCTTTGCTGGGGTCTTTCATAATAATTTATATATCCTTTGTGCAAAAAATTCATGTTCATCTTTAGCCGCTGGCTCCATATATGGTTCCGGTCGTGTTCCTGGGTGATGGACTTCCTTAGTAAAGACTTCTTTCCCTGATGTTATCCTACCAGTCTTAAGTGATCCTGCTGTCCCAACATTAAAAGCGAGAAAACGTGCCCGTACAGGTTTGATAACATGGGGTCTTGTACCTTCCTCGATAAAGACTGCTGCCTTGTGAGTGCTTCGAACAGTCCCTGTAAAATCTTTTACTGATCGTGATATCTGTCCTGCTACCGCACTACGTGAGCCCATGAAGTCATTTTTCTTAACGTTCATCTTAGCTTTACGCTCGACATTAATAGTAGTTCTCTCAATCTCTTTCTTGATCTTCGTCTGCGTTTCTTTAGAATACTTGTCTACCTGCCGATTAAAACGCTGCATCTCTACCGTTGTGATCTCAATATTTACCATATAAATCTAATATTCTTCTTACCTCACTGCTCAGGTAAGGTATCCAATTACCTTTTGAATGCCACCAATCGACAACCAATTTAGCCATCGCCTGCCTGAGAACTTCGGGTAAACTTTCGTTTCCGGGAGCCCCGTAACCAGCAATATACTCAACTTGTATAGAATCATCTTTTTCATTTGTCCCTACGCTGGTACTGAAGACTTTTGGTATGCTTATTTCAACTTTCTTATTCCCAAAAGTATAATAACCGATGTCTTCCGTTAGTGCCGTTTCCGTCCCATCTGCTGATATGCTTTTTACTGACGTTATCGAGCTTATGGGCATAGACGGCAAAGGAATCACTCGTTCATAATAATCAACATCATCGGGTAAGTATGTTGCTACGAGTGTTTTCTGTGCAAAACACATCTGTGTATATTTTTCACACCATTCGCGAGCAGCGGTAGCCATCTTCTCGATAATAGCCTGATCATCGCCCGTAATATTGTCCGTAAGTTCTTTGAGATACTGATTAATGTATTGCTCTCCTCCATCGGTCAATACTTCGAGCAGCGGTTCACTGGGAACGTCGGTTTTAATATACTGATCCATTTACTTGGTTTTTCTCTTTTGTACCGTCTTATCTTCTTTTGTCGCTGGCTTAACTTTATCTTCTTTTTTTGCAAATCTCTTGGCATCCCATTCGGCAGCCATGATCTTTATTTCTTTGCCTGTTTTTTTTTCAATTACTTTGATATATTTCATAACTTAATATTTTAAAGTAGGGGCCGAAGCCCCTACCGGTTAAATTTATGGCCCGATAACAATATCAGAAATCTTTATTCCTGCCAGTTGAAGTTCGCAACGTGAAGAAGCTCCGCCTCCCGTGAGCAGGATTTTAATGTACCGATAATCAACACCCGGCAGATTTACTATCCTTGTATTTGTTACCGACGAATATGTTATCGTGTCTGAGTAGAATATAGAATCATCATCAGCCACCCCGGCCGTATAACTCGAATAAGTTTCCGTCACCGAATAAGTATCGTGAACATTTACATTAAAAGCCGTATCGGCTGATCCCGCGAAAGTTACCGAGCTACCTATGTTTGTATAAGTTGTCCCGTCGTATGATCCCTGCGGTTGAATAGTTACCGATTCATCACCTCCACCAGTCAACGTATCAATATCAAGATGATAGCTGATCGTATAATAATCCCTGTCCGGGATCATGAATACTGCATCAGTTGTTGCTACTCCATTGATAGTATCCGAAGCAGTGCCGGTATATAAAGCATAGGTCTGTCCCCTACGGAGAATTTTGTCCTGCGCGGTTGCCAGTGCTACACTGGCTATGACCGCAATTACTAACATTATATACCTCATGATCCTGTGCTTAACAATGATTTTACATTGGCAAATGTACCGGTCGCGAAAGCATAGGTATTCACATTCTTAATAACCAAACAGCCCCTCCACGTTGCCGTGAAAGTCACCTGATCATAGATAGGATCGTTACTATTCTGATCCCACAGCTGAATATTAATACCCCTGCGGGTGTACAATTTCCCCTGGTTGAAATCACCGGTTAGGAATGATCCTGCATCAATCCTTTGTGATGTCAACACGGGAACACCGAAAATCCTAATCATACCATTCGTGTCAATAGTGACACCTCGCATCTTCAAAGCGCTCTCGTTCGTTGATTCTTTAAGTGACAGTACGTTAAACAGATCAACCGGGTTAATAATGTGAGCTGTCGGGACAAACCCGGTAGCTTTACTGTTCGATGTATTTCCCAGCTGAACTTTTAACGCTGCTACTCTTAGCGCATCAATAATGTTAGCACCTGTCACAGCATCAACCCCGGAAGGTAATGCTGACAAGGTTTTAGCTGCATTATAAGAACCACCACCAAGCAATCCATACATGACGTTATTCATTCCATCACCGTCAAAAAGATCGGTATCAACCTTGTGGGGGATGTTGTATTGAAGGACGTCCATAACCTCAGACCGAATAAAATCCGTGTCTTCAAGCTTTTCCCTTGCTACCACAATATAATCCGATATTTTTTCAACTGGAATCTTATAAGACGTCCATTCAATATCAGAATCCCCGAATACAGCACCCTCGGCAGTGTTTTTCGTACCGGTGGTTTCAGCTGTACGTTCAACCCAATCAACATAATCAGATTTCCCAACTACTCCCTGGCGAAACATATTCATTAACATCACAGGCCGCCTCGGATCAATACCAATCAGCGGGTCACGCTGTGAAGGAATGATCTTTGAGTTAGCCTCGGTAAATGAATTCGAGGAAGTGATTGTATCTGCCTTCAAATCAAACTGTCCCATCTTGGATTTCTCAGTCTTGAAATTATTAAAGCTGTCGGACTCAAAGAAAGCATCCCACTGGTCATCAACACTCAGTGATTTATCTTTCTTAGCGACCGCATCAGCGATCTTGCCCTCCAATTCATCAAGATGCTCCTGCATCTTCTCGGCATATTCTTTATCTGACTTATGCTCATCTGCAAGTCTGGATAAATCCTTACGGAAATCATCCTGCATCTTGACAAGCTTGTCAGCATCTGCCTTTTTTTCTGTTAGCTCATTAAGATCATCGAATCTTTTGTTCAGATCATCAGTGAGCTGTTTTACTTCGTCTTTCGTCATTTTAAAAGTTTTAAATTATTCCTTAGATAATTCATCGGCTCATCATCATGAGTGGATACACCCGGCTCATCAACAACGAGTGATTTATATAGTTCTTGTATTTGTCTCAGTTCAATCTCCATTCTCATATAAGTATCATCTGTTAGATCACCTACTTTCAATGCTTTCAACAACTTATCCATACGATCATTGATAGCATCAATCCTTTCCTCTTTGTTCATGCTTTTCATCCCTGTACCAATAGCGTCATCATTAGCGGCAAAGGTTACCGTACTACCTTCGTATAGATAAATCTCTGTTAGCTTGTAATATTCAATATCTTGCGTTCCTTCTTTGTATACTTTCTCTTCTTTTATTGGTATGTAACCTATTGAATGTCTATCATATACACCCTCGGCGTAAAGTTTAAGGGTATCTGTTCCAAAGCTCGTGGGTACAATCTTCGTTTCAAAATACAAACCGTAATTATCTTCTTTAAGTGTTCGTGGTTTACCAAGTGGTTGATAAATATCATGTTGTAATAGGTGATAAATCTCATTCTTACCTTTCGGCCCCCGGTCGCTGATAGTTTTTTTAAAGGCTCCAGGAACAATCATGTCTTTATCTTTATCAACATTATTGAACGCTGAAAAATAGCCGGTGACTATTCCTGACTTGACATCAACATCCGATATCTCTGATATTAATGTTTTAGTTTTATAATTTTTCATCTCTTTATTGTTTTCGTTCCATTTGTCGATACAAATAGCCACGGCCTCATCTTCCGGGCGCCCCTCATCCCTAAGGAAAGAAACACATCGGGATATATATTCATTTCGCTGTTCATCGTATGTCGGTATTGGTATTGGCATTATTCCAATATTATTTCAAAACATGTTAACCTATCTTTATAAGATTCAGGAAAAAATCTTTTCCATTCGTCCCCGTCTTTGTATTCGTAGTCAAGTATAGATATGTTTTGCAATTCAATAATCCATACTAAATGATCGTTATAAACAGCATAATCATATCCAAGTTCAATTCCAGCTTCAAAAAATAACTGTTGAGCTTGTTCAACCTGCTTCTCAGTATCAAACACAAGATAATCAGTCACAAAAATAGGTTGTTTCTGTACCACGCATCCAAAAAGGATAATTATTAATATTAAACTAAATCGGTTCATAAGCTATTGTACATCTACAATTAATAACATTCTCTGCGCCACCGGCAGGATCACCGGGGTATTGCATCATAGTACCCCCGACATTAAAAGCCTCACCTTTATGTGGCGATTGACTTTCCAGATCCATGAGCGTATGCCGTTCCTCAGTACTTGCTACCCCGTAGGGTGCTGTTATCCACCTTTTCACTACCGGGATGCTTATCTCATCTTCAGCTAAGTGAGTCGCCTTGTTGCTCGCTGTCATCACTTCAGTGTGAGCTATTCGTAGAGCCCTCCAATCTTCGACCTTACCAAGTCGGAATTTAAGTTCTTTGATTAACTTCCTTTTAACTCCCCCGATGCTCACGGCTCCACCTTCAAAATCTATTGCCAGCACATCCCGGAGCGTGTCAAGCGTTAATTTTTTTGTTGTCCCGGCAACCCATGTTATCCGTTCACCGGCTACCTGAGTAACATATTGTTCCATCTCTTCCATCCATAAATCTTCTTGTAATCCTTTCTTTGCTAAATCTCTCGTGGCTTTCTTCCGAAATCTCAATCCTACTTTCCTATATAGATCAATATATATTGCGGTCATCTTCTCGTTATCAATAAGATTATCAATCGAATATTCGATATTCTCATAACCTGACTGTTCGATAAAATCATATACAGGTTTTACCTGTGACTTAAGGGCGGTCTTTGCCTTCCGACCGTAATACCCATTATATCCCTTACGCATTGATTCTATTTGTTCCCAATAAGTCAATATTTCATATTTTTATCAATATTTGGAAAACTTATCTGCGGTTCGTTAATCATATCTTCAAGTGTCATACCTTCAATGTCTATCTCATCAAGATTCATATTCAATGCATTGTTAATAATGTTCCGTGCTTCATCCCTGCCTATAAGTTTATTGTTTACCAATGTTCCTAAAGCCGTGGCCAGTTTAGACATATCTCCCCTTAAGGATTCTACACCTGAATAATCGGCTTTGTACTCGATGCCAAAAGGTTTCCATATCTTGTTCAACCCGGCTGTATATCTCTCTACATCTGGCATTACCCTTTTTTTGTATATGGCCTTGTCAGCTTCCAACATGTTATTGTATGTCGATGCTGACGTATCGTTGAATGCTTGCAAAGGAACAGCCCATATATTACATAAAACCCGCATCCCGTCTTTACTATTCTCGATGATTTGCAAATCTTTAAGATTATCATACCCGACCTTAATATACCTTAAATCCCCCATCGTGAATAAAGGAATCTTCCCTTTACTTGCCCGGCGCCATTTCTTCCGCATATCGGATTCTTGCATTTGAGATGTTTTTTTGTCGTACTCCTCAGATATCTTTGTTAATATCCCCGGTTGTATACCATGCTTAAGCACGTCGCTCGTGATTTCATAACCGGCATTCTGGGATGTAATAACCATTGCTGCTACCTTAAGGGGAGATATCCCCATGAAGTTAGCACCATTCTCATACGTGAGATTCGGGAACAAACGAGAATGCCATACATCTGTGGGATCATATTCATACCTGTCATCAATGTCCAACACATATCGACCTACCGGCTGCCTCCATCCCCCGGAAATGATCTCTACATTTTGCGTCGGCATGATATCAAAGGATAAGCGACGACCGGCATTATTACCCCCCTTAATCACTGGCGTATAAATTATTGAATTACCAGTTATAAGCGAGAACATTTCCCAATTGTATTTGAATTCGTGATAAGTAATATCAGCAGCATTGTCGGCAAAATATTCTTCCATCGGGTCTTCTATCTCCTTATCATTCTGATATGGGATGATTGATATCCGTGAAAACAATCCGGCAATATGATTAGATATAGAAAAAACATCCGGGTTTGATTCATAACCGTACTTAATATAATTACTCCCTAATTCATCACGGCTCAACTTAAAGCCAGGCGCCAAGAACCCGTACAACGATTTATACAGATCATTATTAACGTTTACTTGTTGGTTTTTACGTTTAAATATATTTAATATGCTCATACCCAGATGTTTGTATCATTTTTAGGCTGTAATTTCAGCTCTGTAACTCCATAGACCATAGCATCTATCCTGTTGGGTGAAAAGTTTTTTTCTGCTGGCAGCCATGTTGTCTGCTCCTCTTCAAGTTCCGGGAATCTGCCTACATGTTTAACCTCGTTCTGCTCATATAAACCAACAACAGGTTCAGCTCTTAACTGCTTACCTTTGAAAGCTCGTACTTCTTTGAAATATACAGTATCATCAATTGCCTTGATATTGGACTTCACAAGATCACCTCCCTGGTTAACTTCACCAATCATTGTATTGGCTTCCCACTTATGGTAGGCATAGATAGCTTTCTTTGCCCAGGTTGCCGGTGAATAAATCCCGCTTAAGTCCTCAAGAACATAACACCGGTTATCATCACCCAATCCAACAACGATTATGCCTGTCTCGTCAGATTCTTTGTTAGTGCTTACTGCCGGGTCAATAGCAATGACTATTTTATTAAGGATTGGATAAGTATCCGTCCGGCATTTCTCTATCAGGCCATAACTCCACAATGCCCCTTCGATATCTGCGACAAACTCACCCAGTAAAAACCTTCTCCTCTGTCTTTCAGGTAATGATTCCAGTGTTTGATCAATGTACCCGCTCGGTAAGTTCTCTTCATTATGAACGGGATTCATGAGCATTGATGCGTATAGGTTTTCATCTATTGTCATGTTTGTTTTTGGATCCTTTTTCTCGATAAACAATCTATGTGTCCAATGTACTGGTGAGGGAGGATTACAGTCAAAATACGCCTTGTTGACCAGCCCGGAATTTTCTGCTAATCTTGTATACCCGGTAATAACAGAATCGTATGTTATCTGTGAAACCTCGTTATAGTAAATCGTTGAATATTCATTACCCAGGACCTTTTCGGTACGTTCTTTGTCATCAAGGCCACCAAGCCATATCTGGCTACCGTTCGGAAATTCGTAGAACCAGTCTGATTTGTTTTCAATTATATATTTTTCTATACCCAACATCTGCGCTATCTTTGGCATGGTATCATACCATAATGAAGTCTTTGCGTGATTAAACCTAAACCTGAAAATAGCGTGCCTGCTTTTTTTTTAATCGAACGGATAAAAAGTGAATAAATGAAGATAGCTGTTTTCCCACTCCTGCTTCCCCCATACAACATTATCCGTCGTGCAGGTCCCGCAAGTAATTTAATTGCTTCCTGTTGTTTTTCTGTCTTTTTAAAGCTTGCCATCAAGTTCCTCAATCTGTAATGTTAACGAATGTCCTATCTCCTGCTTTTCAACATAACCTCTTTTCTTTCCCTTGGTTTTCAAATAAAAGATAATCGCTGTTGTATCGCCTTTTTCAATCTGCTTATGTAATTTGCTTTCTGCAAAATCAATCGGGATATCTTCTATTGCCTCTACTTCTGCCTTGAATTTCTCATCGTCCTTTATCCAGATATAATATTGTTTTCGGGATATTCCAGCCTGCTCACATGCAGTTGTAACAATACCCAGTGTATTTTTGAGTGCAGCTATTAATTGTTTTTTTTTAGCGTGTAAATTCGTATTAGTCCGCCTCATCCTGCTTATATTTGATTATTTCGCTTATCCATGTATCTGAAAAGTCATAAGCCCGTCCATACCGGAATGAACGGGCATTTAAAAATTTCACCTAACTATTAACCAACCCATATCTAATCAAAAAAACTCAAATTAACTGGCTAATATTACAAAATTATTTTCATAAATGCAAGTTTTTAGCAAAGTTTTTTCGTTTGAATATTTCTCTTTACGTTCATTTAGAAACCTGTTGAATACAAACCTACAATGCCCAAAATGTTTACTCAACAAGGATTCATGTTCCTTTGTTGGGTAAATTCTGAATTTATATGATTTGTATACATTCTTCATTTTATTATAAATTTAATTTTTTATAAAAGCTTTTTCTCTTGTCGATGCATGCAAAATTAATCATTCCTTCCTGCTTTAGCACATAAAGTTTCCGCCTGATAGTATCATCAAAAGTATACCTGTACCGGCTCGGTAGCATTTGTTTCGTTACGGCAATTAATTCCCACATATAAAATGTTGTTGATGGGATTGCCAAGTAAGCATTTAAAGTTTGTTTTTTTACTGTTGTTTTCATGGTATATAATTTAGAACCTGGTTTACTGTTGGTCTAAATAAAAAAGTAACATTTTTTTCATTACAATGAGAAGCTCTTGTTATTGATTCACTCTTTTGGAATATTATTATCATTTGATGGTTATAAAAATTTGCTATATGTGACAGCCCGGTTTCTCCACCAATGAATAAATCTGATTCTTTAATTATTTTAACAGCCTCCGAAATTGTTGTTTCCCCGAATAAATCAACAATACCATCAACAGCTATATTATCCCAATAATAATATCCCTCGGAGGAAGTACCTAAACATATTACCATATTATCAGTAATCAATTCTTTAATAAGCTCTTTCCATTGTGTCCACATCCGGGAGGTATCGTTTATCCCTATCGGAGCCATCGTAATTTTCATTTTTAATCGGTTTTAAAAGATTATTATTTGATAGTATTTCATCATCGCAGATATCAAAAGGAATATGATAATTGAATATCTTACGCCACTTTGTACATTGATCACCATAGTGCCCTATCCGGTGTTCAAATTGATGTTTTATGATAAATTCTATTTGCCATTTTCTTTGGTTGAGAAAATTACAAATGCATACATGATTAAAAGCAGGAGGTTCTTTGTTTATATGCCAAATTTGGGCATGAGGGTATAATGTTTTTATCGCCTCCTCTCTGAATGGTTCTGATATCAAACATACCGGTTTAACAAAGAAATTAATCACTGGTTTCATATTAGCAATATTCCCGATACCCATGTCCATGAAAATTACAGGACTTGGTAAGTTAATATATTGTAGTATACTTCCGCAATATAAGTTAAACCAAGCTTTTAATAAAATACGATCCCTGTTTATTTCCTCAAAGACGTTCATAAGGTAATTTTTGGCTTATTAATTCATAACAATTAATATTAATCCTGAGGTTTGGAGATATTCTCAGACATTTAATATCATAATTATCGTTGTTTTGAATCGGTTCCATCCTTTTTACAACAGAATAAGGTAATATTTTATAATCAATCTCATCCACATTAACCTGATATTTATTTTTTAAAAGATTATAATTTCGTTCAAATAATTCTCTTTTAACTGCATGATGATACGTTGATTGTATCTTTACCCTGTGGCATCTTGGAACTTGCAATAACACGTCTGGTTTAGACAAGTTAGTGAAAATATTAACAAAATACCCCTGTGAAAGTAACCATTTCACTATTCTTACAAAATCATTATGCATCGTTGGTTCTCCTCCTGATACATATACTTCCTTAATTTTACAAGGAAAACGCTTAAAAAATCTTACCCATGATAAAAAACCAACCTCCTTAAATACAGGCATTTTTCCTTCGACATATTTTTGTAAACAATAAGGACAATTATAATTACATCTCATTGTTAGACTAATCTGTATCACTACTCCTTTTTTTAGTTTCTTTAGTTTCCAATATAATTTCATATAGCTTATTTATTTTGTTATTAATATTAGTAATATTTGGGTCTTGTGAATTCAAATATCTTTTTGTCTCTTTGAAAAAACCATACTGTTTCTCGATGAACCCGATAAATATAAATCCTATTATAGTCATCGGAATGATCCATGAATAATGAATCCTATTAACATCGAATTGCTCGAAAAATATAACCCCTATCAATATTGATTGGATTAAACTGACATATTCCCGCCCCCTTCGATAATGATTTAATATTCTTACTATTTTTTGTTTCATTTTGTTTTATTTTTAATGTTTATTGATTTTTTCGGCGTACTCCGGCTTTATTGATAATAATACTTTCATTATTTATTTAAAATGGTAAATTGTTTTCAGTCGCTGATTCAACAATTACTGGTATTCCATTGTTATCAATTCTAAATGAAAATTCTGGGAAATCAATATCCCGCATAAATTCAGGTGCTACTATACTTGTATTATTTTCAGTTTTTCTAACAGAGATAACAGTCTCAGACTTATTAACTATCTCGGTTCCTATATGTCCCCTGGCAGTATTGTCGGACTTATTGAAATGCAATACATTGGATATATGCATCTTTTTTTCGTGTGTCCACTTCATTAATTTCGATGTGATCATTGTCGCCTGTTCGGCATTATTAATGTCTGATATAAGATCACGGATACCGTCGATAGCCATGAATAATAAATTTTTTTCATTGCTAATATAATCTTCCAACATCTGCAATCGCTCTGACGGGGAGTAAGGACGCAAACAAAACAAACGCACGTGTGATGGTTGTTCTGTAAGATTATTCATCTTCATTACCCGGTCGAGAATCCGTTTTGCTCTCCATTCATCCTGTTCGGTATCTACATATACCGCCTTCCCTTCTCCGATTGCATGAAATCTGTTAACCATAGTTGAAAGAAAAGGGGCAAAAAACATGGTCATAGCGAATGTTTTTCTTGACTTTGCCTTGCCAAGAATAGTTGATATATTTTCCAGGGTGAACAGATTATAAGACACACTCCCAACTGCAAATCTAAGGCATACAGGGGGTGGTGTCAACTTTTGGTTGTATCTTACCTCAGCATTTTTGATGTCCAGCTTTCGTTTTTCTTGTTCGATAGGGTCTAAGGTGTACATATCTTGTAGTTTTTCATTTCTTCAAAATCTTTCGGTTCTCGGTCATTCATCATTACATACGTGCTATACATATCCTGAATTCGATACAGATCGTTAATTGTAGTGTGACGTCTGAGACTTTTTCTATTTTTAATTATGAAATTCATCGCGTTTTTGTGTAGAGCGAATAAATCTAACATTTCAAGCCCTAATGCCCTGAGAATTATCGCCTGTTGTTCAAGTGTATCTGTATATTCATTGGCAGTGAGCGTATATGTCCCGGCTTTTAGTTTTGTGTTTTGATTTTCCTGGATGTTTAAATATTTAATTATCTCATCGAGTAGTGACTGAGCATAACGACGCTGTTTAGGACTCGCCTTTTCAGTTATTGTATCGAGTAAATCCCGGAATGTTTTTAATTTTTCTTTCATGGGTTTAATTTGTAAGGCATTTTATTTCTTGATTATGATACTAACCAATTATTTAAAGTCCTATAAAAAGATGTATATTTTTTGTTTAAATCTACTTTGTTTTCCATCGCATTTACTTTTTCCTGGATGCTAATCTTGTTTAATTTTGCTTTGTTCCTTAATCTGCAAAAGTTATCAAATGTTATCTGGTTTTTCATCTTAAGTACTTTTTCGTATGCAGGATCGCCGTTTTCTCCAAATAGTGTATTTACGAATGAAAGATAATATTTGTATTCTTTGTGATTATTGTCGGCATTTTCTATCTCTTTTTTATAAAAATTTTTAACTGATGTATTTATATTATTTGTTTCCTTTTCTATTTCCTTTTCTATTTCTATTTCTATTTCATATTTACCGAGACATTCCCCAATCATTCCGAACGCTTCCGAACTGTTTGCAAACCCTTCCGAATGGTTTCCTAATATATTGTTCTTTAATTCATTAGGCAAATTGTTAAATTCACGAGCTACTGCAATTCTCATGTTTGTATTTAAACGTTGATTTTTTAACCAGTTGGGTAAAATGATATAATTTTGTAAAAAATATGCTTTTCGATTTTTTCCAAATCGTTCAAAACTTTTCCGAATGGTTTCTAAATTTAATCCAGTATCAAAAGTAATTCTTTTTTCAGTTATTTCATATACTCCCAGTAAATTAGTTAAGGGATTTGTTAATAAATATAAAAATAATAATTTTTCACTGGGGGTTAAATCTTGTACAAAAGAATCATCCCAAAATTTAGTATTTACCGACCGTAATTTATCACTCATAATCTTGTATATATTTGTACACTACATAGGAAAAAAATTATCTATGTAATGATTTTATCACAAAAATTTCACTTTCTTTCCATTTATGGTTTTTAAGTCTCGAATCTAATGTTACCCTTGTTATTCCAAGTTTATCCGATAACCATACTTTAGAATTTAATAGTATTAATGCTTTTGCTTTATCTGTTATGTTCATTTTGACACAAATTGAATTCTGAAAAACCCGCCATTTCTGACGGGAAAAGCTCTAAAAGCCGACGGATTTATATAATCAAATCAAATATAATGCTTTTTTTTTTGGAAAAAACAAACGTTTTACATAAAAAATATTACATTACATTTCAAACTCCTCCTCACTCAAACCTAAACTTCCGACTACCTTAACACCCCTGTACTTCATATTAAGGTTATATATCTTTTTCAATATGATTATATATTAATTGCATTACCCAGGCATTTTCAAATTCGTACATACCACATACCGCACATGCATCGTCAAGTGTGTCATAATATTTAATTTTACCTTCTTCATTTTTCATGTAGTCCATGTTCCGAAGGTCTATTATCACAAATTGTCCTTTCATAAAAATTACTTTTTGTTCCTCGCATATGATATAAAAAAATCATTATATTCTCTGTATATTTCATCTATTTCTTGCATAAATTTGTAAGGTTTTATTTTAAGTTCATAATTTTTTCACAGTCCCAGCAAAACATTTCCCAGATCACTTGCACGCACATTCTCGTAATCTTTAAAAACTTCTTTCATTGCCCCCGATCTGTTTTGTACATTTTTATAATCGTTTTCGATCTTTTCGTATGTGTGTCTGAATTTTTTGTCCGTGTCCCTTAAGTTTCCTATTGTCTTTATTGCATGATTGATGGTTGTACGATCTTGATTAAATATTCCATTGAATTTACTCGGATCCAAACCATCAACCTTATTTCTTACAGTATAGTATATCTGCCGGGTGAGGACAACCTCCCTTTTACGTGTTTTCTCTCCTATTTGTTTTTTATCGGCTCTTGTGTATTCTATGATTCGATTAATTAACCAGTCGTGTTTTTTCATGATTGTTTGTTTTAAGTGGTGATTTGTATCATCGGTTAATGGTATTTTGAATCATCGGTTAATGGTATTTTGAATCATTTATACGTTTCAATTATAGAAATCAAATGAATACGATCCCATTTGAATAGTGTTCTTTTATTGTGTGCTGCAATGTCATCCAACTTATTGACATTCACTTCTCCTATTTTCTTAATAAGATTACGCCGATAACTAATTAAATGATCCCCGGAAAAATAATTACAATGGATGCATTCACCGTTCACGTTGTGTTCGTTAAACCTAAGCATTGGATATTGCCCTGCTGGATAAAAATGACCAGCTTGCAGGGATTTAAATTGCCCGCATGATATACAAGGTCGATTTTTGTCCCGGCGTCTTATATAGGCATTAAAACGCTTTGTAGCGGCTTTTAATAATTGCGATACTGTTTTGCTTTTGTATTTTTGTATTGTCGACGCTTTCAGTTCTTGCATGGTGGTTTGTGTTTTCTTGGGTATACGTTCGATTCAGAAGTTAGTCTGTCTGTTTCTTTGCTCGATTCGTATAGCATCCGCCCTAATACCCATACCCGGATTTGCATTATTTCGCGGTTGTAGTCTATCTGGTGTTCCATGTCTGTAATTTAAGTTCCTTATATTACCTGTTATGCCATTGTATGAAAATGTTCTTCATATTCTTTTTTTGTGATCTCCTGTGCAAACAAGATTATTCGATCGTACCCACGAGTTCGCCAGAATAAAGCATATTCAAAAGGCGTCTGATTAATCAATGTATGCCCGTAAGTTGATTGACCTTTTTCATTGTGGTCTAAAAAACTGATGTAATAATAATTTTCTTTCATGGTTTTATAATTTCGTATATTTTCAGCAACTTCTTGACTTAAACCCCATCCAATGTATCCCATGCACATAAAATTTTAAATGTTGAGCCATTTTTATATAGTTTAGTTCATAAAGTTTAAAATCTCGAGCTCAAAATCATACTGATCCACACCGGTGACAAAATGTTTTAAGATAAAATCCAGTGTTTTATTGTATACCTCTTTAAATTCATCCTCATCCATATCAGCGAATGAAATAGACTTAGGAATAAAATTTTCTCTACCTGTCAGACCTACCATCACCTCGGCGCTACCTATACAAATCTGGATGTACTTACGTAGGTAATCTTTATCCCGGAACCGGTCCGGGATGTTTTCCGGCATGTGATAAATTGTTGTTTTTAGTAATGCAAAATATTTGCGAAGAAACATATAATTACGCTGCTTCCATACCTCGCATTTTATAACGTCATCTTCCGCCAGTTTCATGACGGCCTTAATCGAATCTTCATTAACTGGTTCCCAGGTCTTTGCTCTTAGAAAAAATGGTTCCATAGCTTTTTTGTATTAGTTTAAATATCGCTCTCAAAAAGATATACGGCGATAAAATTAACAAAAAAAGGAAAATAATTACTGCTGCCAATGGGTGAAATTCACGGTATCTCATAAGGATTCTATTAGGTGGTTAATATATTTCCCACACAACATAACTCGATCTTTGATAGCTTGTATATCCTGATCATTTCTTTCAATATCATATATTTTGATCTTAAGTTCATCAGGCACATCTTTGTAGGTTAATTTACGATGAAACTCATTGTAGGTTTCCATATCCAGCTCGCCGTACCCGTTATAATAACAATAGTTACGTGCTTCTCTTTCGATGAGATGCTGCGGGGTATCTGAGAGGACGTATATTAGTTTTCCCTTAGGCTTTTTGTAAAGATTCATATATCCTTGTAATTGCCAATAATACATAATGTTAGGTATTTTATTTTCAAAAGTCGGGAAAGTTTCCCATGACCAACTATTTTTAATATCAATGACCAAATTCGGTACGTCAATATCGTTTGTGCCAGTCATGAAATCATCTTCTGCCTTGTTTTCGTTCTTAAATAACAATCCTATACCTAACATTTCACCGACAAAGTCAATGGACTCATCTTCCATTATCAATCCTTTGTCTGTATATTTTGAGGTAAATTCTAATTTTCGTTTATAAAGTTTAGATTTCAACCAGTCACGGCAATAGCTTTTCGCTGTCTCTGATAGTTCAGGGTTGTCTCTCTTGTAAGTAAGCTCGTTAAGTCTTTCGGTTTGCTTTTCTGTCAACTTATCTTTTGATTTCAAGTTATCTATTTCCAGGAATTGTTTTTCGGTTACGGATCCTTTTGCATTAGTCATTATATGACCGATAGCTGAACATCGAATCTTAAATGCTGGAATCGAGTAATTTTTCTTTGTTTTCATCTGTTAGGTTGTATTTTTTTTCTATCTGTTCGATTGTATAACCGTTCTTTAGTGCCTGAATGGCTTGCGTCCACTTTTCGGTATCCGGCAAAAGATCAGGTTTATTCGTTTTTTCTTCAACCTGAGGAATCTCATCGAAGGTTTTTTCTTCCTTCTGCCACAGTTTTAGTCCGAGACCAGTGTTAACTGCTATACATTTTACAAGGCCTCGCTGTTGTGCTTTATGAATTTGTAATTGGTTAGGATCACTTACTACCCGGTTACCGTCAATGACGGGATAATAATAATGGTACTTTTTATCATCAAGGATAAGATTGATAAGAACGAACGGGTTGCGATCATTATTGTAGAATGCAGGGTATCCGTTTTCGTTGACTGCGAAATCAACAACTACATTTTCAGCTCCATTTTCATAAAGCAGGAATATAGCCATTGACCACTCGATGTAATCCAGCCAGAATTTTTGCGGTAGTTTTTCTAATCGACCTTTGTCGTTTTTTTTGAATGTCGGTTTTTTTTGTACATATCTTGATATATCAAGATTGTACAGCTCTTTGAATGATTTTAACATGGTTTTTATTTTATATTTTTCAACAATATTTCCTTACATATTAATTCGCGGTATCTTTTTTCAGGGATACATACCATCTTTTCACCTTTGTTTTTATCAAATTTGAAAAAAAAAACCAAGTGAAAATGATAGACACTACAATGATAATTGCCAGCGAAATCACAATACTGGCTAATAATGATAAGTTAGTTGCCGGTTCCATGATTTAAGTTTTTGATTTGATTGTCAATGTTAAATATTTTCATGTCAATGATCCATATCCTGGCTTTTTCCATTAATAATTCCTTTTCTAATGAGTTTAGCTTGCTCTTTGCGCGATATGCTGATAGTATATTCATAATTGGGTTTTTTTTGATCGTAAAAACAATAATATAAGGTGTCGAATAAATCCATAATTATCCGTATATTTGTTTCTCTATTTCTTCTAATGATTCTCCATAATCTTGTATGCCGAAATATTTATTAGTAAAATCAATAGCAAATTTTATAACTGATTCTTTTCTTCGATTTCCGGCAATTATTGTCTCATTATTACGAATCATTTTTGCTCGTAATTCACTGATATTTGCTTCAGTTTCATTATCAAATCTTGGTATGTTTCTTATCATTATGATTATTTTTATATGCAAATATAAGCATTTTTATTAGAATACAAAACGTAATTGCTTATTTTTAATGTTTATTGATATATATATTGTTATGTACTGGCGCATTTTCAGGCACGTAGCATGCTACGAAGCAAGGTAATTTTATTATTTTTTAGGGTGGGGTTTTCTTTGTCTTATTTAGAATTGAAATAAATAACACAAATGTGTGAAAATAATTGTTAAAATACTTGCATATCTCACACAAATGCGTTATCTTTACTTCATAATAATTAATAATTAATATTATGAAAACAGTAGAATTTACAAGCAAAAAAGGAACAAAACTGCAAGGAACAGTTAAGAAAATTTCTGACAATACATTATTAACTGTAACAGTTGATGGAATTACCTCCGATTTTTTCGGCATTCCTAATGGATTGAAAACTTTTGATTATAATGGTCAAAAAGCTGTTATTGAACTTTCAGATGAAGAAAAAAACAAAGTATATTCTGCAATGTGGCCGGAAAATACCGTAATTGAAGTTTTGAAAGAATGGACTACTGTAGAATGTGTAATTTCTGGTGAAGACATGGTTAAATATCAGACAGTTAAAATGTTAGACGGAAGTGTAAAAACTATAGAAAAATACAGGAGGGAATTATAATGAAAACATATGAATTTTGCGAAAATTGTGGTAAAAAAACTCATCATGTAGATAAAATATGCCGAAACTGTGGTTTTGATTCAGATTACATTATTAATTGGGGGGCATTAAGCAGATTGTTAACAGGCTCACGCCAAACTGTGAGAAGAAATTCAATACCTAAAATTCACCAGGCTGTTGTAAATGATTTGCTAAAAGCTATGGATAAGGTTATTTCTAAACGGCTTGATAAAGCCGAAGCGGGTGGGCAAAAAAATAATAAAATTTCTCCCACTGAACTCGATTAAATGTAATTGGTTGCGCTTGTACATAACGGACAGCGGTATGAACAGTAAAAAGTAAAATAGGGATGGAAATAACTCGAAAATGGGCAATGCCCTCAAGACATACATTTAAGATTGAACCAATACGCAAACTTGTATATAAATATGTGAGCGATGGCATAGGGTGGATTGACCCTTTCTGTGGGGAAAACAGCCCTGCTGAAATAACAAATGATATTAACCCAAACAAACCCGCTAAATTTCATTTACATGCAGAAGATTTTGTTAAAGGGCTGTTTGGGGAATATAATGGAATATTATTTGATCCGCCATATAGTACCAGGCAGACAAAAGAATGCTATGAGAGTGCTGGGATTGAGTTTCAACAAAAAGACTCACAAGATGCAGTACATTACGGTAAAGTAAAAGACCTGGTAAAAGATAAAATACTCCCGGGTGGGATTGCTATAAGTTGCGGGTGGAATAGTTCTGGATTTGGGAAAAAACGAGGCTTTGAATTGATAGAAATATTGTTAGTTAATCATGGAGGAAATGGACACCACGATACAATTATTACAGTTGAAAGAAAAGTGCAAAGTTCGCTGTTTTAGTGCGCGTTGGCTTTACTTTTTATTGTTTATACCGCTGTCCGTTATGTACAAGCGCAACCAATTACATTTAATCGAGTTCAGTGGGAGAAATTTTATTATTTTTTTGCCCACCCGCTTCGGTTTTTTCAAAACCGTTTAGGTCAGTTTTAAAGCCCATCCCATCGCTTTGCTTGGGTGGGTAGTTTATAATACCTATCACTCGGATCATCACCTGTTTGTCTGCAAAAATCAACTTCATTTAAAACACAATCCCAGCAAATCAACGTACCTTCTTTTGTTTCAACCATATCTTCTATAAGATACCAATTTCCACATTCAGCGCACTTGATTAATTCCGAGGTCAGATTATCATTCCACGGTGCATTAATACTGTCATCTGTTACTCCTGGGGGTAGATTATAATTTGCCATTGTCATATTCTTTTTTGATTAGATACCTGATTAATGTTGTCATGTTGCTAAGGTTTAATTTCTCTTGCAACTTATCCGCCATTTTTATTGTCTGGCGGTCGAATTTGAAGTTTTTTCTTATCTTGTTTTTCATGAATTTTATGTTTTTATGTTTAAACTTTTTCTTTATAAATAACTTTAGCTTTGGTTCCTGAGTGTAATCTCCATGTTTCTCCATCAAATGAAGGAACAATTCCCTGTTTCCATAGATCA